ATCTTGAAGTTCAGCTAACGATAGACCGTAGGCTTGCCAATCTTTTAAGTGCCTGTAAAACATACTTTGACCAGATATATCGCCACCTAGTGTTGTGCTTTAAAGGCGAGCGATCTCAAGTGAAATCTTTGAAAGAGTATGCCAGCAAGCTCTACGACAATAGTTTTGACTACAGGATCATGGAGGCGCTGAGGAACCACGTTCAGCACCACTCCTTAGCAGTACATAGTTGTAGGGTTGGAGGTAAGAAAATCGTTGATAGTGTTGAGCCTATATTTGAGTATGGAGTTGGATTCTCGGTATATCGGAAAGAGCTTGCGAACAACAAAAAATTTCAGGCCAGAGTCTTGGCTGAAATGGGGGAGGACGTTGATATCGTGTCGACTGTGCGCGGTTATGTTGATTGCATTAACCTCGTTCAGTTAAGAACGCGGGCGCTGCTCAATTCCAGAATTGAAGAATCAAATACGATGCTACAGGATGCATCCGGGGGCGCGCTATCTGGAAGTTATCTTGCCCCTGTCGCGATCCGGACGGGGAAGGACGGTCAAATAGAAAAGACGATTCCTCTTAACTCTTCCCATTATGAAGAGATTCAGAGACTCAGAATAAAGAACACTGCCAAGTCAAAGTTTGACAACGGTTACTTTACGAGTAGTCCCCTCACTTGAATTAACTGAACTGAACTCACAGAACCCCGCCACGGCGGGGTTTTTTTATACCCGGAGAAAAACATGCGAAACCAGAACATTGCAGCCCGTGTGCTGAATCAGCCGCTGTTGCTGGAGCCTGGCTATGCCCGGGTATTTCTTGGTGCCCTCGCACCACGGCTTGGGGTGGCCAGCCTGCAGGATGAGTTTGGGCTGATCGAGTCGCAGGAAAAGCTGCGTATGCGGGCTGACTCATTCGATTCTAGCCGCCCGCGCAGCCGGCCTTATGAAGTGCTTGGTGGCGTTGCCGTGATACCGGTGTCGGGAACGCTGGTGCATAAGTTCGGGCACCTTCAGCCGTACTCAGGCATGACCGGTTACGACGGCATCATTGCCCGGGTAGAAGAGGCGCTGGCTGACCCCACGGTTACCGGAATCTTGCTGGATATGGATACCCCGGGCGGAGAGGTTTCCGGTTGCTTTGATACCGCCCGCCGTCTGAACCAGCTGCGCGGTACCAAGCCGATTGGCTCGATTTCTTACGACATGGCCTGCAGCGCCGGCATGGCCCTGCACAGCGCCACCGATTACCGCTACACCACCACCAGCGCCCGCACGGGTTCTGTAGGCGTGGTGATGATGCACGCAAGCTTTGAGCAGCAACTGAAGGAAAGCGGGATCGACGTAACGCTGATTCACTCCGGTGCTTTCAAGGTCGATGGCAACCCATACGAGAACCTGCCGGATCAGGTGCTCAAGAGATTCCAGGCCGAATCAGACCGCCTACGCAACGAGTTTGCGGAAATGGTGGCGGTTCATACCGGCCTATCAGTATCGGATGTGCTTGCTACTGAAGCGGCCATCTTCACCGGGCAAGACGCAATCGATGTTGGATTTGCGGACGAGCTCATCAATGGCCACGACATGCTGGCCGCCTTCTCTGACTACATCCAAACCACTCAGACCATCGGAGTAAGCACTATGACGGTTGAATCAAAGATCAAGCCGGCTGCAACTGCACCCGCCCCGGAAGCCGCTGTTGAGCAACCGGAACAAGTGGATACCACCAAACTGACAGCGGAAGCCACCGCCACAGAGCAGGGACGCATTGCCGGCATCCTGCAGTGTGATGAAGCCGAAGGCAAAACCAAGCTGGCACAACACCTGGCGTTCAACACCCGCATGTCGGTTGACGATGCCAAAACCGCGTTGGCTGTAGCAGAGACCGGCGCCCAAGCCAGCGGGCCCGGCGGCATGCTGGAAGCTGCCATGCGCGGCACCAAACAGCCCGGTATCAGCGCCGAAGCACCAGAAGCCGGTGCAGAGCTGGGCGGCTCTGAAGTTGTTGAGCTCATGGGCTCATACCGCAAAGCCACCGGGCGCAAGCCTGTCACTCACTGAGCCAGTTTCGTAACTGGTTAATTCAAACGCTAGGAGTTACACGATGAATAACTTCCCCCTCGCTGGCTCAACCACTGAGTCGTTCCAGGATGATTCCCTGGTGCTTGGCGGCCTGATCGATTTTGGCAGCAGCACGCTGCAATCCGGCCAAAACCTCACGCGTGGCACCATTGTTGGCCGCGTTACAGCCACTGGCGAGCTGAAAGCCTCTGTGCAAACGGCAAGCGATGGCTCGCAAAAGCCAGTAGGCGCAATGGTTCACGATGTTGACGCGTCTGCTGCTGCCACTGGTTGCCAGATAGTTCGTGGTGGCTGGCTGAACAAGCAGTTGCTCACCTGGGATGCTACCTGGACAGCTGCACTGCAGCCCAGCGCATTCGACGGCACACCAATCCGGCTCGTTACCCCCGAGTAATTCGCCGAAACCAACAGCCATACAGAGAGGAAATAATCCATGGCTTACGAAACTGAAACACTGCTGGGGGTCTACAAAGAGCTGGACCCGTTCAACCCGTTCCTTCTCGACTTGCTTTGCCAGCAGGTTGTTCTTTTTGACGATGAGTCAATCGCGTTCGACAAGCTTTCCAGTGACAAGAAGCTGGCGCCGTTCGTGAGCCCCATGGTTGCCGGTAAGGCCTTGCGTTCTGCTGGTGGCAACAAGTACTCATTCACGCCGGCATACGTGAAGCCCAAGAACTTCCTCGACCCCAAGCGCGTTGTAAAGCGCATGCCAGGTGAGGGCATTGGTGGCCAGCTGTCTGCCAGCGAACGCCGCCAGGCCATCATGATTGACACCATGGATGAGCAGCGCAAAAAGATTAAGCGCCGGGAAGAGTGGATGGTTGCCCAGATCATCCAAACCGGCAAAGTAATTGTGAAGGGCGAGGATTACCCCACGTCTGAGGTGGATTTTCAGCGCGACCCGAATCTGACCATTGACATCTCCGGTGGTGCGGCTGCATGGGATCAGACAACCGCAAAACCGGGTGAAGATCTGGAGGACTGGTTTGCGCTGATGATGGCGCCAGCTACCCACGTCATCTTTGGCCGAGGTGCTTACCGCAAGTTCATTAGCTTTGATGAGGTCAAGAAAGACCTTCTGGATACCCGTCGCGGATCCGACACCGAACTTGAAATGGCGCCCAGCACACAGTTGGCATCCTTCAAGGGCCGGCTTGGTGGTGCGGGTCCAGAGGTTTGGAGCTACGCCGGCTACTACAACGACGAGAATGGAGACAAGCAGCTCTTCATTCCGGATAACGGTGTAGCGATCGTTTCCACTGGTGCAGAAGGGGTTCGTGCTTACGGTGCGATTCTGGATGGCGAAGCGGATTACGTGGCCACTGAATACTGGCCGAAGAACTGGGTTGAGAAAGATCCCGGTGTAGAGCAGGTGATGACCCAATCTGCACCGCTGCCTTGCTTCATGGAGATCAACGGCCTGCTGTTCGCAACAGTCTACTGATCCTCAGAGTTGCATAGAGAAAGCCGGCCTCGCGGGGCCGGCTTTTTACATTACTGACAAAACCTGAAAGGTGAAAGAAATGGCTGCCAAGAAACTGAACGTGGTTTTTGAAAAGCGGGTAGAAGATCGTGAAAAGGGAACCGGCGAAAAAATCGTGATTGCTGCCGGCACCAAAGCCCAGCTTACCGAAGCTGAGTACAAGCGTGTTAAGCATGCTGTGCGTGTGATCAAGGATGAGGCCGGTAAACAGGCTGGCCCTGAGCTTGATTCTGGCACCGGTGGTGATGAAGACACCGGCGACGGCATAACCGGAGACTAACGGTGTCTTTGTTTGATGCAGCGGAGGGTGATCTCTCCGCTGCTCAGTTCAAGCATTTCGCCGATCATGGCGTTTACCGCGATGATAGCAGTGACATCGAGTGCCGGGTGGTTGTTGATGTTGAAACCCTCTGGATTGAGGGCGAGGAATCTAGCTCTGCGCGGGAGCAGGTAACCCTCAGCTTCCTGTTATCGCAAGTAAACCCGGTTCGCGGAAAGGTTGTTGTTGTGAACGGCAAAAGCTACGAGCTGGGCCAGCGCCTGAAGACCACCGCGAAAGAAGCTGTGCACCTGGTGAGCCGATGAGATTTGATGCCGACTTGGTGGGAGATAAAAGGGCTCTCACATTTCTTCGAAAGCTTGGCAAAGAAGGGCTCAAAGCCGTAACTCGAGCTACGAATAACACAGGTAGAAAGGCAAGAACTCTAAGCAGTAGAGAGATCCGCTCAGATGTGGCGTTGTCCGCCGCCTATGTTCGTGCTCGCCTTTTGATCGAAAAAGCGACGTTCAAGCGATCAGAGTATGTGATCCGGGCAAAGACCCGAGGGATCCTGATGACTCGCTACCCATACCGGAATCTTAATAGCGGTGGTGTGAGCGTAAAAATTAAAAGGAAAGGTAGCAGGAAAAAGTTTCCGAAGGGCTTCGTAACGAGGCTCAACGCCCAAGGCCGAAAAGTAGATGTTATTGCAGTTCCTGATTTCACCGGAGCAGCAGGGAAAAATATTTAATGAATTTTACTCTACCAATGCCGAGCAAGGAACAGGCTTAGGTTTAGCTTACTGTAGGCGAGTAA